CTTCAGCGCCTGGAGTTTCATTACACACCGAAGCATGCAAGCTGGCTCAACATGGTGGAAATCGAAATCGGGGTGTTGCGCGGGCAATGTCTGGATCGTGTGCCACACCAGCTTGGACTTGGCCGCCTTGTACGCTTGCCACACGGGCGCAGCGGCGGGCGGTCCGTGCCGGTGCATCAGCGGAGCCCAGAGGTTTTTTTCCAGGCCCCACGGATTTTTCGTGAGGGCATAGGGACGCAACGCGGTGCCGCGCATGGCCGCCGCGAACAACCGGCCGGCGTAGTCGGCGAGCTCCCGGCATCGGCGCCTTCCCAGCTCGCTCGTGATGACCGGATCGGCCGTGAGCAACGTCACGTGCGCCCGCATGGTGTACGGATCCATGACGATCGTCGGCCGCGGGAGGCCACGGCGCGCCACTGAGTCGGCGAGCTCGATCGCCTCGGCATGGTCGCAATCGGCGATCAGCGCGTTGCGGGCTTGCGGACTATCGAGCGCGAACCACGGCTCCGCGGCGGCGCGGTTCAGTGGCTTACGGTGCGTCGAGCGGTTGTGCGTGTCGCAACGGATATCGCGGGAGGCCAGCGGTAGGCATGGCATCCGGCCAAACCACCAGCGGGCGAAATCCGCCTGAGCCGGCGCGACGAGGCGGACATGCTCCACGGCCTTCGCCAGCAATTGCTCGCGGCCGCGGTGCCAGTATCCGGCGCCGTCGAACGGCACCGGCCGCTACCCCGCGCCCTCCCTTCGGAGTCGCTGAGCGCGCGGCAATGCTTGCTTATTGTTGGAAAATGCGAATCGCGGTGCTAGGTATTTTACTGCCTGCGGCCAGCAGGCGATAATCGTCTGAAGAATGGGCACCTATTCCTCCCGGTAACGGCGGGCTGGATGGGAGGCCGGGCGGAGTTGGAAGCTCCGTCCGGCCTTGCTCACGCGGCCAGCATTCTGAACATTTCATGACGGAGTCGGCTAGACCCGGCATCGCGCCACCAGCCGTTCCAGCACCCACATTTGACGCGGGCTCGGCGGCCGATCGTACGCGGCGATCGTCGCGAGAAAATCCGCTTCCCATGCCGTCCAATATCCAGACCGCGCGGTGCACTCCGCGGCCATGCTCCGCCAGGCGGGCGCGTCGGGCGGAATTCCCTCCGCCGTCAGCAAATCAGCCCACGGCCGGCCGATCCGCACCCGGAGCCGTTCGGCGGCCCTGGCCGCGGCCAGCGCTTCCGCGTCGTACGGCGAGCTCATGAGCGCGAGCGTCTTTGCCAGGCGGTCCACGTCGACGCGGGCGAGCGCGGTCATGGCGCCGCCGCTCCGTTGGCCTTGCCATTGCCCCGGCCGGATCCTTCGTTTGCGTGAGTGCCAGGCGCCGGCAGACCGTCCGCACCGCGCGGTCCAGGCTTCGGCGAAACGCTCGGCAGTCCGCTTGAGTCGGCCGGCCAGCTCGGCGCCGCACCGACGCGCAGCACGTCGCCACCGTCGACCGGCGGCCAGCCCAGAGCGGCCCTGGCATCGTTCGGCGTGATGATCCCGCTTTGCGTCAACGCGGCGATCGCCGACACGCTGGACGCAAAAGACCCCCTCGCGAGCCCGTCCGCGTCAACCTCAAGGTGCATTCCCTGCGGCAAAATCGAATTGTCGAATTCCGACTCAATGAGCTCGATCATCGGCGAAAGCGCGAATTGCCCTAACAGCGTGGTGAACGCGCTCACGTCCGCCGGTACGCTCCGCTCGGGCAATTGCACAAGCGGGCTCGGCACCGAAAACATTCGACAAATTTCCTCGGTCGAATTGCGCCGGCTGGCGAGGAATTCCGCGTCCGTCGAGCTCATCGAAACCGTTTCGAATTTCCACCCGCCTTCTAACAGCGGCACTCGGCCGGCTTGGAGCGCGCCGGAATAGTCGGCGATCCAAGAGTCCTTGCGGTTTCTCTGTTCAGGCGTGAGGTACGACGGCGCAGTCAGTACGCCGGACGGCCGCATTTGATTTTGCCAAAGCGAATTTGCGGTCTGCGAAATTTGCAGACCTTCGCCGATCACGCCGGCCGCGCGGGAAAGGACGCTCCGGCCGATCAGCCCGGCGTCCGATCGGCTCCGCACGTGCAAAACGTCCGTGTCGAGCAATCGCGCGCCGTTGAGGCCCAGCGCCGTTGTCTCCGGCGTCCGCTGTACCACGTCGTAGACCAGCCTCGGCCCGCTTGAGCCCGCGACCACCGAAGGCAATAGCCAATCCCAGCGAATCGGCGTGAGCCCGACCACCGCGCCGCGCGCGTCGGTATCGATCCGGGCAACCGCGTTGCCCCGCAACAGTACGCTGGCGACGGTCCAGCTCATCAATGCGGGCCACGATTGCCACGGATTCGGCCGCCGTAGGATCCGCCAGGCGGCGGCCGTTGGCGGCGCGTCCTGGCACCCGTCCGGCGTGTCGACCGTGAGTGAGGCCGGCAATGACGCGATCGAGCCCGCTATGAGCTCCGTACAGGCGACCACGGCCGCGAGCGACTCGGAGGCGGCCACGCTCGGCGCGGCGCCGTAGCCTGACGACAGGACGCCCAGCGGCCAGGCGGACATGCCCACCCGCTCCTCGGCCTTGCGACGCATGAACCGCGGCCAGCGCATTAGATCACCAGCGCCAGGATGCGGCGAAGGCGCGCGAGCTCGCCGACATGCGCGGCCGATCGATGGCGAACCGCGATCGTCGTGTCCGCGTACGCTGGCGATCCGCCGCTGATTACGCTGATTTCGTGGAGCTCTACAGCTTGTAGAATTCGCTCATTCGGGCTCGGCCAGGACTCGGACGAAGCAAAAAATCCGATGCTCATTCCGGAAAGATCGCCGCGCCGCGCCAGCTCCAGCGTGTCATTGCCTAGCGTCGTGTCCGGCATCGTCAGCACGTACGCCAGCCCGGCCGGCGTTTCGTTCAACGTGAGCGAGCCCGATTTTGTGCGGCCCAAAAGAGCGTCCGGCTTGTGGTCGGCGAGCGCCCGAATGTCGGCGCCAGCGCTCAGGCTTTTGGAAAACGCACCCGGCTGGATCAATTCGCTGAACGGTCCGATTTGCGCGCGCGTGTTGAACGGAGCGGCGATGCCGTACAGCGTCCGGCCGGCCGTGCGCACCTCGCCGAAACTGCGCCGCTCCAGCTCCATCGTTTACGTCGTCACCATGTCCGTGACGGCCGCGAACGCGAGCGGTTGCTTGATCGCCACGTCGCACGAAAGCATGCAGCGGATTTGAATGTTGCCTTTGCTGTAGGCCGTGCTTTCGTACGGATTGACCAAAATGTCGGCGCCGTCCGCCCAGAGGCCAAGCACGAGCTGACTCCAATCGCCGAAAATCAGCGCCGACAAATTCGTCCCCGTTCCTTTCGTTCCCGATGCCGGCACGAGCTGCGAAGACTGTAAATTGTAGCCCGCAAGTGTCGTGGCGTCGGTCATGATGAAGTTAGACGCGGTGTCGGCCGTGGTCTTCAACGTCCGCCGTAGCTTTGAGACCGCGGAGCCGTTCGTGGCGAAACCAAGCGAGCCTTGCAGCGCGTTGGCAACGTCCACCGCGGCGATCAGACCGACCACCGAGTCCCATGTCGGCGGACCGCCGTTAGTGCCCAGCGCGATATTTGAAATCCCGCTACCGCCGGCCAGCAGACCCTTCGGCTGATTTGTTCCACCGCCGACCAGCGCCGCGCTATCGAGCGCCCGCGCCATGATTTGCATCAGATCGTTTTCGACCATCTGCGCAACGTCGAGCGATGGCTGGATCACCATGTTGCGCGAGATTTCGACCAAACCGCCAACGGTCTTTGGCGTTAGCGGCCCTACCGCGTCCGTTTGCGGATCGCTCGCAGTGATCGGCGTGTTTTCCGCGACCCAGTACGCCGTCGCCGATGCCTTCAACCGTGGCAATGAAAGATTGCCGACCAGCCCGGAAAGTACGCTTGCACCTAACGCGCGGACAATGAGTCGCGCCCTCAAGATATCGATCAGCGGCCCTACGTCGGTCTGAATCAGCGAGCCTCCGGGACCGCCGGCCGGTAGCGTCGTGGTGTAGACGCGTTGCTCGCGCCGTGCGCCCGACAACGCCAGCGAGAAATAGAGCCCCTCCGGTTGCTTTCCTGAGCGTTTCGCGAGCTCGGCCGATACCTCACGCGCTCGGCCGGAGGCTGGATCCGTACCGCCGAGTTGCGCGCGAACTGTATCGAGTAGCGTCACTTGCGCGGCGAGCCGTTCGAAACTTGAATCGCCTCCGCCGTCGCCGTTCAACGGAGTGCCGGTCGCGCGCCGGTCCATTTCATCGATCAGCAATTGGCGCCGTTCGGCCGCATTGAGCCGCTCCGCCTCGGCCTCCAGCTCCGCCGATCGCGCCACCGCCTCGGCCGGCAAATCGCCGTCCGGATGCTTTTCGACCAGCGCCCGCAGCTCCTCCCGGATCGCCTCGCGCCGTTGCAGGATCGCCCGAATATGCATGATGTTTTTCCTAGTTGATCCGCGTCACAGTGGCGCGTACCTCGGCGCATCGCAGCGCCAGCTCCGTCAGCATTCTTTCGACCGGCAGTAGCAGCACGGCGCCGGCCAGCCGGTCGCAAGCAACGTCGTCCGTCAGCCACGAGTACTGAGCGCCGCGACGGCCCCAGCGCACGGCCAGGACGCGATTGCCGCCAGCGTTCGCCTCGGCGACGGCCTTTTCCGCGATAGCAACCGCCACGGCCGCGTCGACGAAATGCAGCGTCGTCAGCACGTGCAACGCGAGCGTCTGGCGCATCGTCAGACCGGCATCGCCTGGCGCCAGGCTCGGCACCGCGCCGGTCAACATTTCGACCACCTCACGCGGCGTATCGAGCGCGATCGCCGCCTCGTGCACCGTGAGCCCGCTAGACATGCGTTGGCGCCTCGTCGCGCTCGGCCGCCTCGGCGATGCGGTCCGTCCTTAAAATCAGATCCGCAACCATCGCCGATGCGGGCAGCACCAGGTACGGCGCCCGCAACGGCTGATAGGCTCCGTCGTTCGCGGCGCGCGGCGGCCAATGTCCGCCAAGGTGCGGTTGCGTGGATCGAAACGACCCGACCACGAGCTCGCCCGTTTCATCGAAACCAACCAGGACGTTGAAATTTTCCCGCTGGCCGGACGGCGGCCGGCGCAGAAACTTGAGCGCTTCCTCCACCACCACGTCGGCGATCTTCGCCGCGTCGTCGAGCTCCACCAGATCGATCCGGACGCACAGGCTTTGCAGCACCGACAACCGCAACCCATCGATCAGCGAAAATTTCCAGCGGCCGGTCCAATGCTTCGCGCCGATATCGAGCAACCGCACCCGTACCATCCAATTGCGGACGGATTTCTCCGGCGCGTTCACCAGCGCCGCGATTTCGGCCAGCGAATAGGCGCGCGCGTGAACGTCAATCGGCCGGTCGCCATACGAGTCGGGCTTGCTCATGGCAGGCAGGATGCAGCATTGAGCCGCGTCCGCCAAGAGGAACCGCCGGCCTTGACGCCATGCTTACTATTGGCGAACGCTAAACCGTCGATTTAGTCAATAATCACGGGCATACGCTGGCATCTTATGCTTGCTAATATTTTGCATGTGCCAGGTTATGCCCATGGCCACAATAGGCCAGGATCCGCCCGCGCGCGCGTTCAGTCCTTCGCCGCGGGCTCGGCGAGCCGCAACGCCGCGGCCGGCACCACGGCGCGCCGTAGCGAGGCGTAGGCCATCCACATCACCAGCCAACCGGCGCGATCGCCCGCAACGTCGTCGGCCGCGTCCCGCCACGCCGCGATGACCATCGTCGGCTTGTGCCCCGCGATCGTCACCAGATCCCCCGGCTTGAAACCACCGCGATCGTCGCCGTTCGCAACCGGTGCCGCACCCTTTCGCGTCGCCATCAAAACCGCCCTCCGTCAAAAATCACCCCCGGCCGGAATTCCGCCGATGCCGCCACAGCTCCAAAAGCCGTCGCCGCTTTGTCCGGCCGGCGGGCAAAAATTACCCAATCCCCCCCTGGCCGGCCGTCAGCCGGGCAACAGCGACGCGAGCCGCCGCGTCTTGCCGCGGAGCGAGCGGCCGAGACGATGGCGGAGCAGATGTGTCGCACACCAAGGCGATCCGCGAGCTACGGGCTCGGTACAGCGCCTTGTCATGGTCGCCCCTGGCAATCGCTCCAGCCAACAGCAACAGCCATCCAGCCGGCTCACAGTGGCTTGTAGCGGGCTCGGCTCCGTTGGCTCAGGCTGGCGCGTCGGCTCCGTTGGTAGTGGCGGCCGGTTTGGGCGGTCGTCCTGGCCGGCGTCGAAACGGCGGCGCATCGGCGACCACCGGCACCGTACCGTCGACCCATGCGCGCAACCGGTCTCGCGTGTGCGCGCTCGCGGCCTTGCCTTGCAGCGCCACCGACACGCACGACGGCGCCAGCCCGATTTCGCGGGCGATCGCCGCGCCCGAAGCGCCAAGCTCAGTCATGCGGTCGCGGATCCTGGCGATGGTCGCGCGCCATTCGGCATCGGCGGCCGGCGTACGATCGGCCTTGCGGCGCGGCATAGGGGATGGTCGGGCAACCGGCGCGGCCGGCTGGACGATCGGCTGAGCTGGCAACGCGTCGTCAAGTAGCAGACGCAAGCACGCGCGCACGGTTTGCGGCGGCGCAATGGCGACCAGCTCGCGGACGGCCTCAACAAGCGCGGACATGGCGCGACGTTAGACGCGATCGCGAACGGTTGAAACCTCAATCGCGGCCAAAGCCACGCGGCGGCTCAACAGATTCCAATTCCGACAAATCGAGACGGCAGATTTCGCGTAATGCGTCGGCGGTCGCGGACTCGCTCAGCGTCGGCGGCAAATTGTCGAACCAATCTTGATATGCGCTTTGCAGCTCGACCAGCTCGGCGACGGCATCGCGCCACCGTTGCGCGGCGGAGCGGCGATCCTTCGCCTTGCGGAATCGCACCACGATTCCGTCCCGCTCATTCTTGCGGGCACGGTAGCGGGCTTGCCTCTCGGCGTTGGTCATGGCCATGCCGATAATATGGCGCGTAACGTTACGGGCAGTCCAGGCGTCCGATTAGAGCCTTAGACCCGGCAATCGGCTGTTTCCACAAGGGAACAACCGATTGATTTAATTGAGCCGTGCACCGGCCGATCGGACGTACCGCTGGATCTTGCCTAAATCGGACGCGCTCTGAGTGCGCCAGAACGGACGTTATGGGAAGCCCGACAGCCTGGCACGGCTTGGGGCTACTGCTTTCTGCCACTGCTGCCCGGAAAATCGCGCGGGCTGTCATTCGGGTAGTCAGGAATAGGGTTGACGCTCTGCCCTGGTGTCAATTTTCCCTGATACCTCAAAATGCTGTACGGCCCGTTGTCAGTTGTGAAGATGCTCCATTCCCAAATGTGACCATTCTTCGTATCGAGGATCAGCGCGCGGGTTATCTGTCCCCCGGCTGACTGAGACAGTGGTACAGCCTGATACTGCCCTATCTCCTGCGCCATCACTGGGCTGACGCTGGCAATGCCAGAGGCAGCCAGGGCCGCAATCAGAACCTTTTTCATGGATTCTCCCGCCGTCAGCACTGGTGCGCGATCTGAGCGGCAGGGTATCGATCAAAGTGCGGTGCAGTTTCCAACATAGTTGTGGGTTTCGCTTGGGTAGATTTGTGTGAGACGAAAGACCCCGCTGGGGAAATCAATGGATCCAGATTGGGCCGAAGGCCCGTTCGCATAGGCAAAATGCAGCTGTCCAGCATTCCGGGTCGCGTCCCCTGTAGTGGTGTAGGAGCTGTGGGTAAGTAGGCCGCCGGAGCGACCGCAAGAGTCACGGCGCAGGCGGACTACTTATCCACAGC